TAGACCGGCCTAATGCTTCCGATTTCAGAAAGTTTAGCAATTTGCGACCGGATTTCTGGAGTGTCTTTGATGAGATCAACAACCTTCATCCCCACTTTTCCAAGAGCATCGAATGAGGATGCTATCGGCATGCCCCTAAACACTTGCGTAAGGAAGCTTTCTCCGCCGGGAGCAGACGCGATACCAGCAATGATGTTGGCCCCGTGCACAACCGGGTCGGTTAGGCCACGCATCTGAATCAGGTTCATTGCTCCGCGCAATTGATGAGCTATCCCTGCTTTGCTCAACGGCCCATCCGTGTTCAGAGCTGTGCGTAGCTCTCTTTCAATAGATTTATCTGGCCAAAATTGAATGTTCTCACTTCCAGATCCACGTTGCTCGATAGGAATAGATCCACCGTAACGGCCAGTATCTAGGTCGGCTGGTCTCTCTCCGGCAGGTAACGCTACGCCAAGCCCGTCTTTTTCAAGCTGAGAAAACATGTTCCGCTTAGCGGCGTCCTCATAGTTCCCTTTAACCATCCGCTCAATCAGGCTATTGGCGTCAATGTTGTACTCTTCTGCCGTGCCCTTACGAACCTTAGAAAATGCAGACCTGCGCTGAAGCGGATTGCGGAGGTTGCCCTTTGGCGATGATCCGCTAGTAACTTCTTTAGCCTCTTCAAATATTGGCTGCTGGTTTATGAAAACTCCAGTATTTGGTCCTGGCGCAGCAAGCTTTACAGTTGGAAGCGGGTCTCCGTTTTTTAGCGCTTCCTGAATCGCGGCCTCATACTCTTCCCTGGAATCAAATCCTCCTGTGAGCAAATGACGGGCCTCGGCTGCGGGCTGAACAGTCTGCTTAAAAATCTCGTTGGCCTGTTTGATCTGTGGATCATTTAACGCGGCCTGAAATTCAGCCTCATTCTTGAATACGCTTTCACGTCCAATTGTGCTTACAACTTTAGATGCCTGCTTGCGTAGCTGCGCGGCTTCTTCTGGAGTTGACGCGTTGTTCGCGGCCTCCTCCAAACTATTTTTTAGCCCCCTCTGCTGTTCTTCTACCCAAACAGAACCGAGCTTCTTTGAGAACTCCGGGCTCTTGTACTGACTTCCAAGCACTCTAGCCTGCATGTCTTTCGCTACGTCCTCGGCAGCCTGTGGCGCATTGGCGTAACGAAACACAGCATTAGCGGATTCTTCCGACGCGTTCCTTAAACGCGGGATATTCTCATTGATGATGTTGCGGCGAAGAACATCTAGCTCTTGCCCAACCTTGGCCCTGGTTAGGGCGTCCGCCCCTTTCATCAGAGTAGCCGCGCCGATTCCGCCAATGATCGCACCAGCTACAGTGTGAACTAGCTTATCGTCTTTTTCGTTGGACCCAAGGAATCCCAACGTGCCGCCGGTAGCGCCGCCCGCAAGTATGCCTAACGCTTTTCCTGTGACTGCGCCTTGAGTTCCGCCAGCTCCAATAGCACCCGAGAATTGAGAAGATCCAGAATTTGCTGTATTCTCTTCGGGTCCTGGGAGTCCAGAAGTATCGTACCCTTCCGAGCGCAGGGTTGCTTCATCAACAGTTCTTCCTCTTGGATTGTCGGGAGTTCGGTCAACCTGGTAATACCGCTCGGACTTCGGTCCTGACTTGGTGTCATACTTCTGTTCATATAGAAACTCCGTATCTTGAGGTAACGGTTTTAAAGAAGTGCTCTTACCGCTCTCTACGGCATCATTGATAATTCCACGAATCTGTTCTGGCGTCTTTGTCCTCATGATTTCGCCAACCTCTGATGGCGAGAAGTCGAGTACCTCAAGAGCCCCCACAAGGGCCGAGTGCGTTTTCATCGACTCATTGTTCATTGGCGCAGCAGCCTCCTGCGCTTTCATGGCCTCTACTTCTTGTGCACGGAGTGCTTGATACTGCTCGCCAGTCATCTCAGGCGGATACGCGCCTTTAGTTGGCGGTAGCGTGCTCGGTTCGGGAACGGTATAGCCCAGTTTTTCAAGTGATTCTCGGCTTACGTCTGAACCCGCTGGGTGAACCATCTTGCCCGTGTCATCATAGACGGGCTGATTCAAATGGAATAGATCGATCTTTTCGCCGTTAGCACCTTCTTGAACGCCAGAGTATGAACCAACCGGAGCAGGTCCTCCTTTTACTGCGTCAGGAGTTGCTGCGTAATCGCCTTCAAACTTAGGAACAGTGTCACCTTGCGTCAGAGCTTTACCGGCTTTCTTTAGACCAGAGACGAGCTTATCCTTGAGCGAAGAAATAGTCGATTGCTGCGCAGTAGCCTCTGCGATCGTAGGCAGCTTTGGCGTTTGGGTGAGCGCGTTAGCTGCGGCTTGCGTACTAGCAGGACTTCCTTCAACGTGAGAAGCGGTTTCAGCTACGATGTTGGCAAGGCTCGGTGGCTTAGCTGCCTTGGCCAAGACTTGTTCGCCAGCATTAAGCTCTGGTTGAGCTAGCCGTGCAGCAGCCGTTCCGCCCGCGCCAAGCAGACCACCACCAACAGCACCAAGAACTGTATTTTGAAATCGCTCTTGTGGTGTATCGCCTTGCGTTGACCCAATAGCGCCACCAACACCTACGCCAGCAATTGTCGGAAGAGCGATAGGAAGCGCACGCCCGTATTGCTCGTTCATCCTATTGGCCTGAGATGAAAGCTCAGCGTTTAACGGAAGCGCGGTAGCTCGTTGAGCGTCCAGTTCTCTAATCTGCCTAGCCGCCAGTTCTTGAGGAGAGGTTTCAATCGGCGTAAGCGTGCTAGGCTGAATCTGATTAGCCCGCATTGCTTCCTGTAAATCTAGGCCAGACGCCTGTCTCAAAATATTCTGCTGCTGCACCGCACGATCAGCCGCTTGCTGCTCAAGTGCTAATTGCTCTCGAAGTGCTTGAGCGCTTTGCGGCGTAGCCGGGTTATCCAGAATCGCACCCTGTCTCTGTGCGTTAACTGCCCCTTGTGCTTCGGCGGCATCCAAAACGTTCTGTGCTTGGACTGGAGCCTGTAGCTCTACGGCATTCTGATAGCCTGTATCTATACCCTGTAGCGCTCGTTGCTCTCCTTGAAATGCGTCAGCGAGCGCCGCGTTTCCTTCAGCTTGTCTTGCCGTCTGAGCATTGACTATTCCTTGATCCGTATAGCTAGCCGGAACAGACTCAATTTGCGGCAACCGAGGATTCCTTAGATCAGAAATAGCGTTCGCAATAGCGTGACCTCCACGAGCGCCTAGGCCCATTGCTAGCGTAGGCAGGAGATCCGTAGAGTTTCCTTCGTATTTAGCCGCGCCAATAGGCAGTCCCGTATTAGGATCAATTTCAGCCCGCGTTGGGCCAGCCGTTAAACTTGATAGTTGATACGGAGCCTCTAGCGCACCACCCTCAAGGATGCCTTGTGCTGCTGCCTGCCTAAGCGTAGGAGCGGTAGCGCCAGATCCAACCGTACTCACGAGCCCAGCACCAACTATACCTGGTAAACTGTAGTTACGCCAATTGAGTGGATCTTGCCCCGCGCTTTCTGCGTCGATTGCTTCGCCTGCTAGTTCACCTGTCGATCCAAGAATAAGCCCAGGAAGTCTAAGCTCTGGAGCAAGCGTTGACGCAACCAATCCACCGCTACGGACAGCAAGATTACCAGCTCGGTTAAATCCGGGTTGAAGCGTACTAAGAGCGCCACCAATATCCGCGTTGGATACCTGATTTAAAAGTTGGCTGGAAATATCCCCTGCCGTTTGTTCACGCTGCGGAGCTTGCCCAACGCGCCTAAAGGTATTGTCGCCAGTCTTAACAATAGCGCCTAGATCTCGGTCTTGAAACGCTTGGCCCACTGGAGCCGCCCTGAATTCCTTGGTGAACCGCGCGGCTTCAGATCCGCCTTGACCAGTAAGTCCGCCGAGAACATCATAAGCACGTTCACGAGCAATCGGGCTAGCCTGCGATAAGCTTAAGGTCTGTCCTCCTGCTGCCCGCGCATCACGAAGGTTTAGATTCGCTCCTATATTAGGAGCTGGCGCGTTATAGGCAGCACTTGCCATCCGCGCCAAATCAGCACCACCAGATGAAGCCGGAGCGGCAGGCGAAGCCGTTTGTTGGATACTCGCAAACGCGGCATCAATATCCGATTGGCTAGGCGGATTCGCTCCCTCCATTTCAATGACTGTACCGGAGGGACCTGTTACCTCATAAGTAGGCATTATGGTTTAACCACACGAATTTTGTAGGGCGACGCGGGAGCTGCGTTAGGCTGAGCTACTGGAGTCGGATTAAACCCGAGAAGATTATCAATCTCACTATCATCCGGAATATCTGGAGGTCCAGGGTTTGGCGATGCTTGGCCAACAGGGCCAGCCTGAATTACGGGAAGCGTAGTCACTGGTTGATCCACAGCGGCGGCCGGTGAAGTAAATGAATTGATCTTATTCTTCACCCAATTCGTGGCTGCTGTTGTCATACTCTCACTCTTTGGTTTAACGGCACCCACCTTACCATCTCCTGACATCATCGATGCAAATGGATCAACCGAACGATTTGGTTTAGCGTTCAGACTGATAGGAGGGAGCGCCTGCCGCGTTTTAACGTCTACGGGATTTAGAACCAAATTGCCATTGGCGTCTACTGTCTGAAAGATCTGAACCTTACCTTGCGCCTCAAGGGCCTTGTAATGATTGATTCTCTGAGCATACAAGTCAGCCTGAGCCTTAGCCCGATCCTGATTGGTCTGAGCGTTAAGCGCTGCAATTCTGTTAGCCTCGGCTCTCGCAGCAGCTTGGTCTTGTTGATATTCTGCTGTGGATTGTCGAGAACCTATAAGGGAATTATTTAGCGCGGCCGTTTCAGCCGTAACCAGCGGCTTCATGTTTGCCGTGTATGGACTGCTTGTACCCGTAATTGGATCGTACTGCACGCCGCTTTCCTGAATCACCTGGTCAAATTGGCCCGTAGGCTGTCCGTTCGCATCCAATCTAGGAACCTGAACAATGGATTCGCCCTGCTTTGTCCTGAATGGCTGGCTCGCTTTGGCCGTTTCAATCCTAGCCAATGCAGCGCGGTACGGCGCTTGCGCCTGGGCCAAGTCTGTTTCGGCCTGGATCTGCGCCAAACGCGCTCTCGCAGCTTCTTGTTCAATCGGAGCAAGAATAGCTTTCTGCCGCGTATTCTGAATGGCGTTTACCAGTCCAATGCCAGAGTTAAACCCAGCAATCGCTTCGCCTGGTCCACGCCCAGCCAATTGCGCTCCATCCGCGAACTGGATCGAAGGCATAACCTGAACACCGAAGCCGCTTGTCGTAGCCATGTTATTTCTTTTTAAGCTGAACCATTAGGCCGCGAATGAAGTGCTTGGTGAGATCATCATCATGGATCTTCTCAGCAATCTCTTGGCCGTGCAAGGTATAGAACTCGATGAAGGATTGATCCATGTGGGTAAGCATGTAATTGCGGAAATCCTTCCAATCGTCCGTCTCAGTTCCTAGGCATTCCCGCGCCACCCAGCAGATAGCCACTGAAGAATAGTCGAACCCGGAGCCGCCACTGTTATTGGTGGATCCAGGCGTGTATTGAACTGATGGCTGAGACGATTGTTTATTGTAGCTCGAAATAGCACCAGCTCCGACGCCGCCGAGTTGGCCTAGAAGTTGAGCGTAGTTATTTCCCTGCTGCGCCTGGAACTGGGCTGACTGCTGCCCTGCATTCGCCGCTAAATTAGAGTTACCCACACTCAGGTTAGCTACCGCACTTGGATCTAGTCCGACAATAGGCGACTGGATGCTCTGCCCAAACTGGGCTGCACTCAGATACTTTGCAAAATCTCCTGCACTCAGAGCTTGTAGCGCTGCTGCTTGTTGGAGTGCGTTCTGCTGCGCGAATTGGCTCTGCCCAATCTGCTGTTGATTGTTAGCGAGATTAAAGTTACCTAACGCTTGTCCCGTGCTTGCCGCGCTATTGATCTGATTAAGCAAATTCTGCTGCGCTTGCTGACCGAGTTGAAGACTCGTTAGCCCAAGATCACGCGCGGTCAAATCGCGGCCCAAAGAAAGAGAGCCAGGAGCAGTATTTCCCGCATTAGCTAGCGCATTTCGCGTTGCCAAGTTACTCATCTCTGTAGAGAGTCTTGCTGTTGGCAGAGTATTTCCCGAAGCGAGATTAGCCTGTGCTGCATTCGCCGCAGCCTGTAAGCCTTCTGGTGTAGCAGCCGTGAAATTCGCAGCAGGATTATTCGACTGATTAAGTAGAATCTGTCCTGCTCTCTGGTTGTACTGATTTGGCCCAAGCGCGGCCAATAAATCTTGAACCGAATTAGTTCTAAGATTCGCAACCTCCGGCGTGTACTGCTGTTCTAGCGCTCGTGAAGTCTTGTAGTTCTGTAGCGCCTGATCTGTTGCTTGTTGTCCTACAGCGTCGATGTCTACCTTACCCGCTTTAGCTGCGTCTTGTGCCGCGTGCCGTGCCTTACGCGACGCATCTGCCGACTGTACGCCTCCGGCTACGGCTCCGACTACAGCTACCCCTGCAGCGACCCATACTTGTTGCTGTTGCAAACTATAACTAGAAACAATCTCTTCCGTATGTTTCTGATGCGCCTGTTTAAATCGTTTCATTGTGTCAGTTCAAAAGTGTTAGGCGGAACTTCGTGTGGATAGATTATTGTCCGCTCAATCTCCGCCACATCTTCTAGATCGGTAGCATAGCAAGCGGTCATAATCACGTCCTCATGAATTAGAATGGCGCGGCGCGTTCCAGGTTTAGTTATGCCGAAGTAAGGAGCCTGAATGTGAACAGCTTCGTCCATGCCCTCGACTTCATTGAACCAGGTCATAGACCCAGTCATAACAAAGAAGGGATGTTCCCACGTGTGAATCTTAGAAGTAACGCAGATACCCTTTTTCATTAGGATTGATCTAACGTACATCTTCCCGTTTACACCGTCGCCTTTGGTGAAGTGGTGCGTGACCTCTGGGTAGACTGGAGGATAGCCTGCCTGCATCAATGCCTCTAGGCGGTTGATCTTTGAGGAGTTAACCGCTCGCATGATCTTCTCGGAGTCGGTGAGTTCTATGGCGCTCATTTCATCTCCTGTAGGTTGAAGTAGTGGCAAATCCAGACTAAACGACCCGATTCAAGGTCTGTGCCCGGATCTTCCATTGGATATCGGCAGTGAAAAAGCGGTGCATTAAAGACTAGCGCTCGGTTATACTCGCCCTTAACGATGTCGGTAATTTCCCAGTCTTCCATGCTGCTTTTCGCCATGTCATCGCGGAGCATTGCAGCTGTCTCTTGATTTAGATTAGCAGGAAGGGCAGTTAGACCAGTTTCTTTGTGCTTCCAGAATGCCGTAGCCCCTTGATTTTTATTCTGCGTAAGGTAGGCTATGCAGGTGTAGGGTGCCGCGTGTGCGTCTGAGTGAATCGTGGCGCGCTCTGTGTGCTTCGTCGTTAGCCGAAAATGTGTCAGGTTGGGAACAGCGATAACTCCCGTAGCGTTCATTAGCGCTTTTGTGAGAATCGCGTGATTTCCGCCAAAGCCCATGCCGTCTAGGCTGGCCGAGGTTTCGTCTTTACCTGGAATCCAGTTTCCAAAGCCCGCATGAATAGCCGAGTCGCGCACCAAGCTTGGCATATCTAGGACAGACGTGTCTAAGAAATTATCGAAAACTTGATAGGACTTGATTATGCGCTTCGAACC